CATCTGCATCTTGAAACTCTGGATGATCAACGTGTAGTCCACTATCATGAATAACTACATCAACACCAGAACCGTCTAAATTATACTCATAGTCGCCGCTTACTGTGTTGCCTGTGTTGTAGTCGTTTGTGGTGGTTGCACATCTACGCATCCCCCAATTTAAGTAAACTCCACTATCACTGCTGGTTTTTGTAAAATCTCCAGTTTGAACTGCGTCAAATCCTATTTCAAGATCGTCTCTTTGATCAGGTGGAATTTCAACACCAGCTACTCTGGAATCTTGTGTAAGTATTGCTGCTTCTTCGTCAGTTAATGAGTAGTGTGTATTACGTTGTGAAACAAGTCTAGCATTAGTTACTTCAACAGTACGATTTGGAATATCGCCTGCTCCAGTTTCTTCAATCATTTCAGCATTAAATGCCGTATAGTCAACACCTACGTTTAGTGTTACAATATACTCTCTTTCACTCATAATATTTCCTTAATGTAAGTCAACCCACGCACTGTTTGCGTAGCTTTGAATTTTATTATCTGTAGTATTGTAAATCATATCACCATTAACAGGACTTGCGATAGCATCACGTTCAACTGTTGTGAAACTTGCTAATCTAAATGGGGTGTCTGTAACTAATACACGATTCGTAGCATCTAGTTCGATGTTAGCGCCAGCACTAATTGTCTGTGTGCCAGAACCAGTTGCGGTAATATTAGTTGCAATTAAGTTAACTACTGTTGCGGTATTTGCTGTTACATTTCCAGTTATATCACCTGTAACGTTTAAGTTTCCAGTAATGTTTGCGTTAGCTGTTACGGCTAAATCTGCTCCGACTGTTAAATTATTAAGAGTAGCTACTTGTAGAGCAACAACATTATTACCAACAGTGATATTATTAGATATAAACAAGTCTTTCCAGTTTTTACCAGTGGTACCTAAATCATATGTGTTAGTAACGTCTGGTACTATGTTACTTGTTATGTCAGCATTTAGTGTAATACTATCTGTATCAGCATCACCTAATATTATGTTTCCGTCTGCTGTTACATTTCCGGATAAAGTTATGTTTCCAGTAACGTCTAAATCCTGTTTATATTTTGTGGTGCTCATATTTTATCTCCATGTTAATAGTATTTATAGTACCACAGACAGAAAAGGCCTTCTCTTTAAGAGAAGGCCTTAATAAGGGTGATAGGTTGGAATTAATGATTACCAACAACTCCTTAGCAACTCATTTCATAAGTTGGAGCGCCTAACATCGGAAAGTTACTTCCAAAATCCATATCTTCGTATCTCTACGCTCATACAGTCCCACTACAGGTGCTAGCCAAGTTTACAACGCTGCGGTTGCTTGTTCCTTGCACTATCTAACTCTAGGATATCGCCTAAGCTATACATATAATATAACATATACAGAACTGCGTGTCAACCATTTAATTAAAAAAAGTCAACAAAAAAGGCGCCGAAGCGCCTTTTTCTTTATTGTACTAACTTTAGAACTTAACTAAATGTTAGTGTGTTTTGGTTAACAGCGATTTTAGCTAGGTAGTCTGCTGCGTTACCAAGCGAAGAAGCTTGGTTGCTTAGTTCTACATAACCATAACGTGTCATGAAGCTAACTACTGGCTCAAATGTTGCTGGATCTAGCACTGTACCACTTGACATCAACGGGATGTATGGGCAATAGAACGCTGCAGCGTCTGTTTCAGTTGTGCCTTTATAGCCAACTAGTACGTCATCGTTAGGCGCATACTGGTTAACATAAACACGCATAGTACCGTTTAGTGTACCAACGAATTTAGTGTTTGTAGGTGCCTCGAAAGGACCTTCAGTTGTGCGAGCAAATGCTGATGTAGTTGCACTCTGTAGTACTGTTAGTACTGTTGGAGAAACTACACACCAGTTACCTGCGCCACGACGTGTACGTGCTGCAATTGTGTTTGCGTTTTTGTTGATTAGAACTGCAAGAGCTGCATGCTCGTCACCAACAAATGTTGCTGTACCACTTACACCAGCTTGGTTGTAAATGTCTGGACCAACGCCAGCTAGACTGTTTAGACTAGCAATAACTTCTTGGTCGATCTCAGCAGTAATCTCTTGAGCAAGTGCTTGCATGATTTCTGCTTCAACGTCTAGGCCGTGCATTGAATTGGCGTCTTGTGCCGCTTCAAATGTCCAACGTGCTGATAGCTTACGTGTTTTAGCTTCAACAGTTTGCTTGAGTACCTGGATACTCATTTTCTTACCACCAAGTGCTTCTAGTGCGCTTGTTGAGTCTGCACGGTTTGTTGCTGCGTTACCTGAGTAACCAGTTGCAATTGCAAATGGGCTTAGGGCTTCGTCACCAGCTGTTGCTGAGTCAAAAGTTTCTGCATAACGTACACGTAGTGTGTGGATTTGTCCAACTGGGCCTGTCATAGGCTGAACACCAACGATTTCGTTGGCAATAACAGTTGGCATCACACGTCTGATAACTGGAAGGATAACTTTATTGAGGGTTGCCATGTTGCCGGACTGTGTTGTTCCTGCAAGTGCGCTCTCTGTCATGTATCTTTTTGTATTCTCAAGTACTGATTCCATTACTTGTTTTTTGGTTCCAGATAGACCATCGGTTAGGGCTTCTTTAGTTGCGCCCCAATTTTCCATTAAATTGTCTGCCATTTTCGGTCTCCTTAACTTATACCGGCTAATTTTCGAAGGTTTACAATGTTAGCGTCAACGTTAGCTTCTGCTACCATTGCTTTTCCACCAGTGATCTCTTTTGAAGATTCACTTAATACCTTCTTATTTTGGTTAGGTTTCGCATCTTCTTTCAATACTGAAGGGAGATACTTATTAAATGCGTTTTGTAAATTAGTAGTCTTAGTAGACTCCAATAATGCATTCATTACTTCTTTTTGCTGCTTTGAAAGTGGTGCCATCATCTCATTCATGATTAGCTTACGTTCTACTTTATCAGTAGCTACACGTGAAGCACGTGCAGATTCTTTAAGTAGTACTTCTTTCTTCGCAACGGTCGACTTTGCTTCATCAAGTTTTGCTGTTAGCTTGTTTAATGATTTGTTTAATTTAGCAACTTCAGTACCTTCATTGAGGTAGCTGCCCATAAACTCTCCAGCAAACGTTTCAAAAATCTTACGTCCAAATGTGTTTTCTTTAGCAACTTGGATGTCTTCTTTAAGTGTTGTAAGTTCAGTCTTGATAGTAGTTTCAAGTAGTCCTTCAACTTTGTTTGCCGCAGCTTCAATAAACTTGCGTTTAGTTTGCTCGATAATTTCTTTGCCTTCTTTAATCATTTTGACTTTTGCTTCAACTAGTGAGCGCTTGTCTTCATGAAACTCGTTGAGCTCTTTTGTAAGTTGTTCAAGTACAAAGCCTTCTAAATTAGCGATGTTCTTGTCCTGATTCTCACGGTCTTCGCGAAGTTCTTTAATTTCCTTGCGAAGTGTTTCCATCACAAAATTATCAAGAACACTTGCATGTTCTTTCATATGTTTGCGATATGATACACGGTCTTCTGCTACTTTTGATTTGTCTGCTTGGAACTCTTCGAGTTCTTTCGCAATAACTTCACCAATCATTGTGTCCATTGCTTCTACGATATTTGCTTTGTCATTTTCATAACGTTCTGCAAATTCTTCACGTAGTTCAGATGCAACTTCTTCACGTAGTTCAGTTTGCTTAGTTTCCCAAGCTTCACTGATTGAAGATCTAACCTCTTCTGAGAGCGTTCCGGAGCTTAATAGTTCATCTATTGAGTGAGCCATATTAATCTCTCCTATACCTTAGGTTCTCTATAAATTGCGTTACCTCTTCTTGTAGATACCGCTGTGCCCGATCGTCGTGCTTAGACGCAGACGCAACATCCATTAATACATTACCCCGTTTATGATTCATAATTCTTTCATAAATTGGATCAGGGTAAGCATCTGGGGCACTTGGATTAGCAACAATGTCTACGGTAATGATTTCAAATTCTTTGACATGACCGTCTTCATTTACGTTGCCACTGCCTCTGCTTGACACGCCTAGTTTTACTCCGCTTTCCAATAAGGTTTTACATATATTTCCCATTGGAGTTGGAAGGATTTTAAGTTTGCCGATACCGTTATTACCATCAATATCCATCTCTGTAATCATGTGACTTACACGATCAAGATTGATATTCAGGTCATCTGGGTGATCAGCTTCACCTAATACACTATACCCACCTTTGATTTTCTCCATAATTGCTTTTACGGCACTATGAATTTCAGTAGCTGGGTAAATTCTGTTGTTTTGATTACGCACATCACCTTCAATAAAGATACCCTTCATGTACAAGCTCTTGCCACCTTTACCATCATCTGATGATTCGGTGACAATGTTAGCTTGATTAAATGATAAGTGCTCTTTTAGTGTGCTATGCATATTACTTCATTTCTCTTTTTGGAGCAGGTGCCGGTGTCGGTGATCCTGCTTCTTGTGGGCCAGTTACACTCATGTCTTTTGACGTTGGTGTTGCTGGTGAAGTTTCTTCTGTAGTATCTGTTGGCATTGCTCTTGCGCCAGTTGGTCCAGCTTGCTGTTTTGCGATAGGTGATTTTGCTCCACTATCGTTGCCTTCTGGGTGGGATACACTTACTGCTGAAAGCGCTGCGCCTTCACCAAATGCTTCCATTTCTGGTTCTGCTTCCATGTCCATATCCATGTCCATTTCTTCTTCGCCATCTTCTGGTGCTTCTTCGTCGCCCATCATGTCAGCAAATGCTGCACGTAGTTC